ATATCTATAGATATCATTGCTTCATATTTACTATTACCACCAACTCCTATTTCAACTTTATTATTTCCTGTTGGAATAATAGTTGCACGGACATAAGGAGCCGTTGGCTTTATGCCAGTGTTTTCCTGTTCAATATCCGCAGAATGGTGCCACTCATTACGTAAGTGCGTTATTACAGCAGAATTGGTATCAAGTACGGGCATTTATTTTACCTGATTAGCTAAATAATTTTGGTAGTTTCTTATCACCCTTTCAACCCATCCATCAGGGGCTTGTCCACTATGCCCACGGGACAAAGGAACTATATAACTTAAATTGTTTGATATATAAAAAGTCACGGACTCTTTTTTAGTATCAATAGCCGTAATATTAAAGGCACTTGCTCCAATAAACGGTTTTATATTTGTGTAGTACTTCCTTTTAGGAATAGTTTTTAATGAAATTTTATCTTTTGTTAAATTCCAAGATGATGCGGCTCTGCCTGTATCCCTCGGAGTACCATCAACAAGCGCACCGTGAATATCAAAGGCTGTTTTCTGCACAATAGTTAATGCATCAATACCGAATTTATCGGCAAATTTATTAACCGTTTCAGAAAAACTACTCATGGGAACGCACTTGTAAAATAATTAGTGTATTCAAAGGAGCGGTTTTAATGCCTTTAATGTCCCATAACTTGCCATCAATTGTTATCCTGTCTTCCTCTGGAATAGGAATGATGGGAGTATCGACACCTTTAATTAATACTTTTTGATCTGTAGGTAAAATACCTCTATCTTCTAATTCTTTTCCTTTAAAAGATGTTACCAACACCTTATCTATAACTGTATCTGTATATTCAATTACAGGACGCAAAACATTGGTATCAAAATCATTTCTGGTTTTTCTATGTAAAGTCGCAGACTTTACAAGATCACCAACAGCGTCAAACGCTGTATCTATGCCAGCTTCGATTGTTGATTGAAGTCCCATAATTTATACCCTTACTAATGAAACGGTACTCGCGCCAGGTCCATTATATGTGCCCAACCCATTAATTAATCCCATCACACTTTCTGGAATAGTTTCCGTTACATCTGAAGCATCAAATTCCAATTTAATAACATCAACTGTTAATCCTTTTAATCCTTTTGAAGAAGGCTCTGCCGTTCTATCGCTAACAATTAAAAGGTAAGCTAGTTCAGCTACAGCGAATTTTAAAATTTCTGGAATAATGTATTCATTTGTATGGTAATTATATCCATATAAATATCCATTATTATCGTAAGCATAATACCGTGGCCATTCCAATGCCTGTAATGATGAAGCTTTAATGCCTTTCCACTTAATACGCGTTTCAATTAAAGCCATAGCCCATAAAATTGCTCTGGTTTTATCCGTATCATTAGCATTAGTCCAGGCAGTATTAAAATTCCTATGATCTGCATGATAGTGGTCAACTTCTATTAAAGAAGTATAAGTAGTTGAATAGCGTCCACCTACCGTATCATCCATATCAATTGGTTCATGTGCCACGGTATCATCCTCAGATAATTACTAATTTATTCGCCGGTATCTTCTGTACTTTCTGAACCAGTTTCATCACTTTCTTCTGGATTTTCATCCGTTAACTCACGGCGTTGGATATCATGTTTTTCAGGATCAAAATCACTTTTATTAATAATATAAGTTAATCCGGAATCATCATCTTTATCACTAACACAAATTGTCGGCAAAACTTTAGCCATTTTATCTCTCCTTAATTTTTAATAATCGGAAATTTTTAAAAAATATACAAGGGTCCGTATTTGGACCCTTGTATATAAGACGTTAGTTGATTAACTAACCAGCGCAACGTGTGGCAAGTTCCTTACGAACTAACTCTCCGCCATACAGGATGTCATACGACCAACGGATTTGCTTATGCTGGCGAGTGACTTCTAGGCGTAGTGACAAACCCGATACAGGGTCAACAGCAGATTGGACAATACTACCAAGTCCCGCTGCTACAGTATCTTCCAAAGGACGCGAAGCAAAAGCAAACGCATCACGGTGGAATGCTAAATTAACAACATGTGATGCTTTCAATGCAACAGCTTCACCACCACTTGCCGCTACCTGCAAGGCAGGATAGATAGTAACATCGGTATTACCAACAATTAGTGTTGCATCGGCACCAACAGCATAGGTCTGCGCATCACCTGCAAAGGTAAGGATATCTCCTTCAACAAGTGGAGAAGTGTTAGTTGCTTTTGCAATTGATACAGTGCTAACACCAACAGCATGTGCACCATTGATAGTTGCAGCACCGGCGGACAGTACAGTAGATGTGTGGGTAGGAACAAGTTGATCCATGTACCAATCAAAACCAAGCTTACGATTAATTTTGCCTTCAACAATTCCTTCAGCGGAACCAGAAAAGGACATATCTTGGAAAGCCCGCAAATCCAGCGCATTTGATTCTGCATCGGGATCAAGAACAAAACGGCGATCCGTCAAAGGTGCTAATTGCTGGTTCAATACTTTACGGGAATCGGTAGCCTCCGAAGTGTTAGTAACAAATGGAGTAGTACCAGCAACACCAGCATATCCATAAACACCTTTATACTTATTCATCAAAAAGGAATTTACGTTATTAGCAAGTGCCTTAACTGCTTCGGAAGCTTGCATCGGAATGGTACCATCCATTGATTCAAGCAATTCTTTATCCGTAAGATAAAAAGGCGCTTCATACCATTGATCCAAACTGATAACTGCTTCGGTAGGTGCTGAATCTGCATTAGCAGGTGCAGTTACACCAGGCGAAACTTGTACAGCGGTCACGGAAGAAGGAATTGGAATATCAATAGTGGAACCCTTTTTCTTGGCATCAATACCATAATCGGAATTTACCAAGCGGGGCATTACACAGTTTTCTCGAAGGGCCATCAAACCTTGTGCAAGGATTTGAGGGATAACTTTAGTTAGGTCGTTAGCCATTTTTAATCACCTTTTTCAGTTGTTAAAAAATTGCGGATTATTAAAAATGCTCCGCAGGAAGTTTTTTATTCCCACCGGGATTTTTAATTTTTGCCGCAATCTTAAACACTGTTTAAGATAATTAAAAAGTGCTGGCCATACCCACTTTAAGGCTACCGTATGAAATTTAAAAACTATTAAAGGAAGGAGTCACCTTTAACGGCTTTCTTATTTCAAACACACTTACATAATCGGGCAGCCACCGATTATCAGCACCAAACTTTATTGGGATATTTATAATAGTTTATATTATAGGGCGTCCCACCCGCCGCTTAACGACGGGGGAGAGTTTTATCCCGTCTAACTTGCTACTTGAACTTCACCTTTTGCAATTGCTTCTAGGTTTTGTCCAAACGCTGTTTTATCTCCAGCAGCTATGCTTTTACCACCACTTCCGCCTTTGTCATCACTACCACCTGAACCGGAACCGGAACTGCCTTCAAAAAAGAATGGCGCTTCCTGTAAGAGTTGTGTGGCATACTCCTCGGGAGTAAGTGGTGCTTTACCATCTGTACCAATAATTGGATTTTCGCCTTTCATTGCTACCAAATTTAAATCTTTATCCAAACGCCAAACACTTGAAGCACGTGCCAAAATATCAGGCATAGCGCCTTTGCGCACCGCGCCTATAGCGCCAACAGCTTGTGCAATTTTTGCTTCTACCATTTTACCGTGAAGCATATTTTCAGTAATTTTAGATTTGCTTTGCAATTCAGTATGCGCCGTTTCTAGCGCAATATAGCGATTATCAAAATCTGCTTTCATGCGCTCAGTACGTTTTTCCAAAAGCTCATCTATTTGACCTGAATTTTTTAAAGCTTCTTCTTCCAGTTCAAGTAGCTTTGTAGCGGCTTCCCGCGCTGCCTCTGGATCAATACCTTCAAACTTTTTAACCAGCGCTTTAAGATCGTCCTGTTCCTTCAATAATTTAATATTGTTTTCACGAAACTCGTCCAGCTTCACTTTGTAATCCGAACCAGCATCTGTGTCCAGCGTATAGTTATTGCCATCTACTTTATAATGCTCCTTTATAACGTCGGGTAATGCATCATACTCACTTTTTTTCAATAGTGCTTTAAGTGCCATCTTCAATAGCCTCCGGCTTTGTTTATTTGTTAGCTGCATAAAATAAAATGGAATTACGGTTCCATTAAGAAACATTATATATTCAAAGCATATTTTTACAACATCCTTTAATGTATATAGGATACCTATGCGGATGATCATGTTATATGTGTATATTTTGCATAAAAAACATATGCACATACATATATAACATTATTTTTTGCGTAATTTTTTTAATTCATCAATCGTTAATGTATTGCCACTTTGATCTATTAAATCTCTAAAATTAATTTCTCTTTTCTTCCACATTTTATACTTGGCTTTTCCCCCTATAGCTTCTCTTTGTTCTGCTGCTGTTTTTTTCCTTAACCATTGTTCATAAGTTTGATCCTCAGGTACTTGTCCATCCATAGATGCTTTTAATTTTTTCGGAGAGCGCCCTAATTTTGATTGATTTTTTTGTGCAAGTTCTTTCCATGATTTAGTTATTGGTGTCAATTGCGTCCTGCATCCCCAGTGCCATGCGGGTGCACCAGGAAAAGCTATTGTAGTTAGACTGTTTAAAGGTTTACCAGTTTGTGTATCCCATGCCATTCCACTTCTAGATTTACAAATATCTGAAGTCCTTAAATCAAAAGTTACTGATGCCATTACTCCTTTTACAATATCGGAATTTTTATAAGTTTCTAAACGTGCTTCCTGTGCCACACTGTTTACTGAAGTTCTTACAAGTGCTTCCGCTTGTCGTGTACCTGTATCCATTATTCCACCAGAAAATTCTGAATAAATCCTTTTCTTATCTCCGATCCAATATGTATTTCTTTTTCCTGTAGCTTTTCCTCGTATCCTTTGCACTATTTGATTGTTACTTTCTCCTGACAATAATCCCATGCTTATTTGATCGGAAAAACTACGTTGTAATGATAAAGCCTGCCTGGACCACCATTCTGAGTTTATGGCTCCCTGTATTTGCGTATTACGCGCTAAGGAGAGTGCAAGGGAGCGCGGAATAGCCACTGTAACTATATCTACACCTAAAACAAAATTTAACGTCTCCATCGTCGTTACGTTTTCGGACAGTACTAATTCCGTTAAATCTTTGCGTACAGAATTCCGTATTCCTCTATATGATGTTTTAATAGTATCCTTTGTTTGTTTTAAAAGTGATTGTAATCTTGCCAATTTATAACTATTAGCACTAACAGCAGTTGGATCAATATTTTGTATTTGAGTTACCAAATCTATCTCAAGTTTTTTCATCATACCTAAAACTTTTTTACGCATACCCGCTTCTAATCGCATTAAATCTAAAGATTGTCGGGTAAAATCATCCAACAAGTACCCGTTTATACTTTCCATTTTAATTTCCTTTATTAGGGGATTTTTTCTTACCTAAACTTTTACCAGTATTGTAGGATTGATTAGTTGTTTCTTGGCAAAATTTAATAGCTTCTTCTTTATTAGAACCTTTCCTAACCAATCGCTCAACACAATTATGAACTCTATTTCCTACCGGCATTTTTATTCCTCCTCAGTTTCTTCTCCTTCATCTAAATCTAAGCCTTCTTTGTTAGAAGGAACTGGTGGGTGTTTGTCAATTAAATCCATTTCCTCTTCTAACGTTCTGCCTTCAGGTAAAATTTCACCACGTTGTAAATTATAAATCCAAGTGTCTTTAGATAGATTTCCAGATTGCAATGCTGACATCAAGGCTAATAACATTTGCGGAGTAATCTCTACACTTGAATAATCACGGTTTAATTCACAAGAAATATCTTTTTCAGCTAACCCCATCCATTCTGCTGACCATTCTAGTAATTTTGTAAACCCGGCGGAAATTGTATGCGACAAAGAAGCCGTTACACTTTCTTCTCCGCCCTTTCTAATAATATGCGTTTCAGCAGCTTCAACAGCCTTTTTAGGTTCTTCTAACAACCGCGCTCCTAATACTGCCATTTGCATTGCTTTATCTTTCAATGCATTTTCAATTGCACCTAGACCTTGTCCTGCAAATTCTAAAAATCCTGCATGGGCATTTGGATCTTCTGATACCCATGCAACTGTAGAACCTATTTTTAATTCAGTTTTAATAGGAAATCCTGCCACCCATGCAGTAGGCAATGCGGTGAAATGCCTACCATGTTCTAAATCAGCACTACTACGATAATGGCTAATATTAATTGCGACAATATCCGATATAGGTGATTTTTGTACATCTACGGATAATTCTTTAGGGCCAAAAAATACAAAAGGAATATAATCTAATCGTTGCCCCCTGATTTTGGGCACTATTGTTTTAATTAAAAGGTATCTATCTTTATTAACACCTTCCTGTTTTTCATATATCTCAACAAAATAATATAAAGCACCGCCAACCGTATCTTCTTTTTGTATCCCTAAATGTAAAACCCGTAATTGTTCTTTCTTTTTCATAACAAAAGGATCAGAAGAATCATCCTCTAAAGAATCTTCTTTTAACACTATTAATACCACTTGTTCTTTGCCATTAACTTTTTTAGTTTTCCAATTAATAATTGATTCTGCATTGTAACTAGAAAAGTATGGTGCTTGATTTGCAATAGCATTTTCAGCTATATCAAGTAAAACACCATGACGTCCTGTAATTAATGTATTATTAACTACCTTTTTAGCAAAAGTATTTAATGGTGCACCTTCTTTGCCTACAGAATCTAAAAAATCTTTTCTTGATTCAGGAAAAGTAATTACAGGGTCCTTTCTAAAAATAGCACCTTCGATGCCATCTACGGTTCTTGCCGTTGCAGCAAAAAATGATGCACGATCTTTATAATTGTTATAACTATTACCAGTTAGGGTGTTCATGCTTTCTTGCCCTTCAAGCATAGGCAAAAAAATTACTCCGGCTTCTTTTACTGCATCTTCCCCCTCTACGATAGTACGATTCTTTTTCCATTTAGGTAGATTTTTAATATAGTCTGGATGTTCTGAATTTACAGGCATTTTATTTGTCCTCTGTTAGTTAAAATTAATTACTTTTTCTTTGCGCCTTACTTTCTCCTATTTCTTTTTTTAGAATCTTTTTCTAACTTTTTATTTTTACGGTTTCTTTTACGCTTAACTGTAAACCACTCCTGTTCTTTACTCATAGCACCAACACGTTTACTTTTATTCTTACCCATATTTGACATTATATTTTCCTTTTTATGTTCCTACCAGCCTAGTTATTATTGGGGTGTTATGCACTATCGGAAATAATCTATGTACGGGGTATCCAAAACCGTCTAATAAATGTGACATTGCCTTCTGATCTTTTTTGTGTTTTTCAGCATGAGTGTACCGCAAAAAATATCCTATAAGTTTTTTACATTTAGGACTAATTGTAATTGTTGGATCACCTTTTTTAGGTGATAATTTTCCATTACATGCATTTTCTCTATCACGGATTAATGGATTACCAGGAGGCGCATCAACAATAAATCCCGCATGTTTTATATAATAAAAATCTGTTCTGCCCCCAGGTGATTTTGTTGACCTATTATTTCCTGAAGCATCAGGAAATATTGTCTTTATTCTACATTGTCCTTTTAATTTTCCTTCACGGTATTTATAAGTTTCAATTAAATAACTACACATATATTCTGTATCGGCATTTGGTAATTCTATTTCATCAATAAAATGCATATGATTACCATTTTTCCAAAATATAACAGCAGCCATTGGATCAACATTAAAATCCATACCTACAAATAACTCTCCACCGGGATCAGGAATATCGACAACATTTCTATCCTTATTAAATCCGTAATACACCATACCTGTTTGGAGATTTCTAAATTCGCCACCGACATAAGCGGCAGCGGCTTCTTCCGTCATAGCGTTTTCTAACGTGTCGGCATATTTAGTATCTAATGCTAGATTTTCCCTTGTGCTTGCATGTACAATTCCTAAATCATAATTATCCGCACGTTCTCCTTCACAAATCTCATAACCCCAATTAAGTGTTTCTGGAGTACCTGTTAAATTAACTTCCTTTATCCTAGCTTGTGGATCACGCACACGTGCCAACATTTGTGTAAATACATCTTCTTTTTGGATAAAAGGTTCATCTATCCACGCTGCTCCGATATTCGGACCTTTTAAACTTTCTGGATCATCACCTGAACTTATCCAAATAATAGCCTCACGTCCTCTACACCATATTTTAAATTCATTATCTGATTTATTAAATTTATATGATAGATTTTCTAAAGTTGCTTTACCATTTAACAAAGCTTTTATTGTAGGTATAACAGTTCTTTTGGCTATCTTATAGGAAGGGCTGACTACATTAAATGGACTCGGCGCATTATGCAGAGATACCGCTATTGATCTTTTAGCACCTATCAATGTTTTACCACCACCATATCCTGTTATTAATGCTTTTATAAATTCCTCTTTATTCCACCACTCTAATTGGTGTTTCCACATGCCCCCTTTTACTACTACACCATAACGATTAAAAACAGGCGTTTCTTTTCTCCAAAAACTCATTTATCCACCACCGTTCTATTATTTAATTCATCAATCAAACATAAATGGCATAAACAGGTATTATGTTTAGTTAAAATATGGCAACCTCCTTTATGATGTGGATACCATTGCTCTTTTAATTTTGAAACAATATATTCAATTGATAAATCCTCTACAATCACTAGTTTATTGTTAGCCATAATTATTACACCGCAAAAGGGTATTTGATATGTGGATGATGATTATATCCTAACAATTCAAAATCATCAGTTGTTACCCATGTTCCTAAATCCCTTAAATTTCCTATTTCAGGATTAATTGACATTGTAGGAAGTGCATAAGGTATCCTTAATACCTGATCTTTCATCAATTCCATTTGATTTTCATAAATATGGATATCATGCATAAAATGTGTTAGCTCTCCAGCTTTATGTCCTGTTATCTGGGACATTACCGATAATAGCCATGCATAGCCTGCAATATTAAACGGAATGCCCAAGGGCACATCACAGGAGCGCTGGTACATAGATAAATTTAAATACTCCCCCTGTATGCCAAATTGATACAGTAAATGGCAAGGTGGTAGTGCCATTATATTTAATTCACTTGGATTCCAATGGGTAACAATCTCACGGCGGTTATCTTTACCTTGGCGTAAATCATCATACACCATTTTTAATTGATCAATGACTTGACCCTCGATGCCATTCCAATCCCTAGCTTGTTTACCATAAATCCTACCAAGATCATCTTCACCTTCCCTGTTTGGATTATTCAACCATTCTTTATTTTCATTTGCATTTTCATCCCACACTTTACAACCAAGAGCACGGAAATCGGCAGCATTAGTATAACCACGTAAAAATCCTAACATTTCAGCTACAACGGATTTAAATGCTAATTTTTTTGTTGTTACTGCTGGAAATCCATCTTGTAAATTAAATTGCATCATATCGCCAGTATATCCAATATGATCTATCCCAGTTCTATTCTTTTTCTTAATGCCTTCATTCATTGTTTTTATACATAAATCTAAATACTGTTTCATTTTAATTCTCCTATTTTTTCTTCATGCAATGCTTTGCACTTCCTATAAAATTCTTCTTTTTTAAAAGCTAATGACCATGCAGGCCAATATTGACCTCTAAACCTGTGCGGCATGGCGGTTGGAGAATCATCTACAAAAGCCTCATAAACTTTACCTTTAAATCCTTCAAAATCTATGCGTAACAGTAGTTCGCCCATATTTGTTGGCTTAAGTAAAAACTCAATACTTTCCCAATCAAGCTCTTTAATAGCTTTAATTGATGCCATTTCCATTAATTCGTTTGTATCCATTTTTATTACCTTTTAATGGGCTAATTCAAGCTGCCGTCTTTTTGCAAACATGGATTCCACATCTATTGTCTTAATAGATGGAAAATCTTTATTACCACCATCCCATGTTACCCATGCAGAAATATACCTACCATTGCCCCTGAATTTACCAGTTACTCTGGCTGCCATTGCCCCTGTTGCTTTTTGTATCCATACAATTTGGTTTTTATTAAACTTTTTAGAATCAAAAGTCATTTTAAACATTCTAACTTTCACTAACTCTTTCTTGGCTGGCATTATCTCCTCCTTTTAAATTAAAATGGTGATTACAACCTTCACAATTCCAATTATAAATAGTTGCTGCACCTAACGGTTCATTTTGCCTACAATGTGTGGTTAATACATTTTTTATTGTAACCATATTAGGCATCAACACAAATCCCATTCCCTGTGGTCTCCTTACTGATACTTTTTTCCATCCATCTTGTGTTTCAAAATTATCTTTATAATCAGGGCGGTTAAAACAATCTGGTTTATTATTACTCATGATTCTTCTTCTTTTGAAATTTTTCCGTACATGTATCCAAGTATGCAAAAAGATATTGCATATTGGATCGCCAGTAATAAAAACCATTTCATTTCTATCATTTCATTCATTTCATTCATGGATTTTCTCCATCAATTGTTCCATCAATTGCATCAATTACACCAGCTATTATATTTGTAGGATCAACTCTATATTTTTTACCTTTATACGTAATATGGATTCCTAATCCACCATCAACATCATATTTTATTTTTTTTCCTTTCCATTCCGCGTTACCACCTTTTAAAATAAAACGTATACTTTTATCTTCTTTGAATGACACTTTGGCTACTAATATTTTATTATTATTTTCTAATTCTTTTTCTGCTTTGCATCCTTCTACGCATTCTAAATCATCACACCACCCTTTTACTTTACAAGTCCCCATATATTATCTCCTTACTGCTGCTTTATACACCATTATTAGTATCAGTTTCACATAATTGAATTCGCAATTTCAAACAATCAAGTTCTCCAATTAATGTTACTGGATTGGCCCCTATATAAAAACTATTTCCAGTTGCACCGTTATAATAATTTGTGGCTATCCCTATTGACATAACCTCTCCTTTTTCTACAAGTTCCACCATTTCATTTAGTATATTTAATAATCCTTTTTTATCT